TTTATTGTACATAAATAATTAAATTAAAATATTATAAAAAAAATATAAAAAATAAATTATAAATAAAAATACAAAAAGTATTTAATGTAATGTATATATTTATTATTTTTGTCACTATATTAACTTTTCTTATTACACATTCATTAATTTTTATTCAATGAATGTGCAAAAAATAAAAAAAAATAAAAAAAAATAAAAAAAAATGAAAAAAAAACATTTTATTTATATATAGAATAATAGTAATATATTTAATAATTATGGCTTCTCCTTTTCGTGTGTATAATTTTGTTCATCGAATTTTTAAGACATAAACATCGCAACTTATTAATCTTAATAAAGTATCGAGTATAGAATTAAAAAACAAATGTATAAAATTTACGCTTGATGAAAAAGAACCTATATTTGGATTTATTATGATGATTGTTGGTGGTGGTTCATTCACTAAACATGTATATTGTAGCACAAATGAAGAAGCTAAAAAAGAATTTGAAGATATTCAAAAATATTTGGAACAAGTTTATAAAAAGTAAAAAAAACTGAATAAAATAATATCCTAAATTGTATAATCTATTTATTTATAATATATCAAATTTACACATGGATTTCTTTTCATCTATTGTAAATTTTATCGGTAGTGGATTATCTAATTCTTCCATTCCAGGGTCAAAAAGTATATTATTCTTGGAATATTTTTTAAATGGTATGAAAAATGTGTATTTAGTTGTACAAAACTTCCATTTCGTTTACTTGATGAACAACTTGATTTAGATAATAAAGAAGAAGATGATATTGATGATGATGATATTGATTATGATGATATTGAGGATGATGATATTGATGATGATGATATTGAGGATGATGATATTGATGATGATGATATTGATGATGATGATATTGATGATGATATTGATGATGATGATATTGATGATGATGATATGATAAGTATTGAAAGTGAAAAAGAAAATACTGAAGATAATTTATCTAGTTAGATATAATTTTTTTTGGTATGTTTGTACCAATATTTACATATTATTATTACAAGTTTAAAAAATATAATTTAGTATATATTTATATATAATATATTTATATATAATATATATATAATGAGTTTAACATCTAATACAGGATTACAAACAACTGTGACATCTGAACAAAATGATTCATCATCTGATCCACAAATACGTTTAGAGTCGTCACAATCGGATAATCAAACAAATACTATAAAATTAATGGGAAACCAAAATGAATGTCCTATTTGTTGGAATTGTCCTACTTGTACAGACCCATATAATGTTTGTCCAGACAAATTATTTATTACACAAGAAAATCCAGAATCTGTGTATATACCACAAGAATGTCCTAAACAAGAAAATACTTCCTCATGGAAAATATCTGTGTATATTTTAGGTGGATTATTATTTTTATGTGTTATAGTTGTATTACTATTATTAAGAAAAAAAAAAGGTCAGCAATAAAATTATAAATGTTACCAATCTAATAAATAACATCGTCCACTACAAGGTTTAACATATTGAAATTCAGATTTAATGTTTTATTATATTATCCTTAGTATTATTTGTATTATTTATATTATGTTCTTTAATATTTTTTAATTCTTCCGTTAAAATGATTATTTCATACCGAAACTTTAAGATATTTTAGTTTATATTTAATATATTTGTATTCATTCACATATATTATTATATTATACAAATATAAATAAAATTATTTGTTACGGGTGGTTGAATATATTTCATATTCAATACGCATATTTGGATCAGCATCTTTATGGGTATTTTCAAATACACCGATAGTTGAATTACCGTATTTATATCCAAGACCATTAGATGTAAAAATAATATATTTTGCATTTGCACATAGTGGATTACGTGTGGCAGTCATCATTGCATTTTGTAATCTATCTTTAAAACCGAGCGCATGATATTCCATAAAGTTTTTAGTTTCTTTCGAATTAAATTCTTGTAATGTTTGATAAACCATATCATCTGCACATCCTATTTCTTTATTAAAATATAATCCTTTTTGGGGGACATCATTTGTTTTATGAATTGTTGGAATAAAATTATATTCATTATAATATGGAGCATTAGGTAGTTTTGAAATTAGATCAAAATTTTCAAAATTAAGTTTAGGTGTATCTACACGTTTACTAAAAACAGAACGAAAAATATTATAATTGTTTTGCATCATTATTTATTATATTTATTATAATTATAATTATTAAGAATTTTTAAATCAATTTTTTATTGAATATATGTCTTAATAAAAAAAGTAGTCGAGTTTCTAAATAGTCAAAAATATAGTTAATTATTCTGTTTTATAAAATTCATCAAAAATATCGATCATATTATAATTACCTTTAATAAATTCTGGTATAATATATATTTGTGAATCAGGGTATTCAAATTCAATTGGACAGTAATTATTATTAAAATCTTTTATTCTAAAAGATACAGTCCCTTTATCATTTGTATATTTATAATTACGTTTTACTTTACCAGGAGTAACTGTATTTACAGTTAAAACATATCCAATACCTCCAATTTTATGTTTATCAAAAACTTTTATATTTGCATATTTTTCATCAAGATTATTATTGTTGTTATTATTATTTTGATTAACATTTAATTTGCCTGGTTGTATATCAATAATATTATTATTTTTATTGCTTTTATTATTGTTATTATTATTATTCTTATTATTATTATTCTTATTAATATTATTGTTATTAATATCATTGTTGTTATTATTATTTTTATTAATATTATTAATATTGTTAATATTGTTGTTGTTAATGTTAATGTTATTATTAAATTCAGTTAGTTTAGAATCGACAATATTAGATACTTTATTATCAAAAATATTAATAAAATCATCTAATTTATTTTTAATTTCATCAATAAATTTTGTTTCTTTATTTATCATATTTACATATTTATTATCATTGTTATTTATTGATGTTTTAATTTGAACAATATCATTCGATAAATGACACACAGTATCATTAAAATTTTTTGTTAAATCGTCACATATGTTTGTTAATACATTAATCTGTCCATATAAAGTTTTAATATTATCTTGTAATGATTTTATTTTCTCTTCATTCTGTATGATGTTTAATATTAATTCGTAATGTGGTTTATTTAATTTATCAAGATTATTATGTAGAATTTTATCACATGATTCACATATTTGAACACCATTCCATACATATCCTTGAGCTATAACACAATGTTTGCGACATTTTGTTATGTCAAGATTAACGTCTTGATTTGTCCATCTGACAAATGATTGGTTTTCTTTGTTTGAACACGAATCATTTAATTGAACACAAATCGAATCGATAAATTTTTCACTCATTTATATTATTATATTATATAATATTTTAGTTAACTAAATTATTATCAATTTAACTTAAAATCAATTTTTTATCAATGATAAAAATTGAAAATTTATATTGTCTTATTACCTTTGTTATAAAATAAAGATAATAATACATTCTAGAATGTTTAAGATTGTTGAAGATTCTGATTCTCAATATTTTGTTGAGCCGACTTCGGAATATTATGAAAAATATTCTGATAAATTCATTAAAGAGGTATGTCCAAAATATTCATATGGGCAATTAAATAGAATATGTTTTTGTCGAATTTATTATGATTCAGATTTAAAAGTCTTGCATTTAACACACTTTAATAATTATGTGCGCGAATATTATGTCAAGAATAAAATTAAATTTGAAAATCCAATTTTTTGTGGACTTGGTGTTCGTTTATTAAAAACTATTTTGTTAGATTTAATTGATTATGGTCTGCCAGAAAATACAAAAATTATGTTAGATATGGTCAACACAAAGAATAAAAAACTGGTAGACTTTTACAAAAAGTTATCTTTTTGTCTTGTAGATGAAGATAACTTTTATAGTAATATAAATAGTGTATTACAAAAATTAGAAAATGTTGAACTAATTTAATAATTTATTTTTTTTACTATAATATAATATTATATTATATGACAAGATTTTTACATTTTGGATGTTGGAATGAATTTGGTTGTAAAACAGATACTGATTTAAAAAAAACAATGGATAAACTAAAAATTCATATTAATCGTAATGATATAGATTTTGTTGTTGTTGCAGGAGATAATTATTATCTGACAAAAAATGACGAAGTTAAACCAAAAATAAAAAAATTTGAAACAGATTTATTTTTATCTGGAATAAAATGTTTATTAGATGCACTTAAAAAAGATTCTGAAAAAAAAATAGGAAAATATATTTTATTAGGAAACCACGAATATAAAGATATTAAAAATATCGATAATGAAGAATATGATTTTATGAAATGTCATATTCTTAAATCTCAGAAAAATATTTTTGAAGATCAACCAGATACTTATTTTTTTACAGATGTTATGGAAAGAAAAATTGGATCAACTTTAATTTTATTTATAGATTCAACTATTTATGAAGAAAACGAACAAACAGATATAAAAGATACATGTTTCCGACATATATTTAAAGATATAAAAAAAGATAGTATAAAAATTATAAAAGATGGTATAATAACTATAAAAGATCCTATAATAACTATAAAAGATTTATGCGAACATCAAGATCAAACAGTTATAAAAATACTAAATGAAAATGAAAATAAAGATATTAAAAATTTAATTGTAATAGCACATCATCCTATCATATCAATTAAACATAAAAAAAAGAAAAACTATCAAGAAATATTAAATGGATTAATTGGTTTATATAAAAAAATATATGATCAAATAAAAGATAAAAACATTAATTTATATCATTTATGTGCAGATACACATACTTATCAACAAGGCAATATAAATATTAAATATAATAATAAAAATATATTAATAAATCAATATATTTGCGGAACGGGTGGTGCACATAAAGATGCATGTCCAATTACTGATGTTAAAGAAGGTGAAAAAAAAGAAGGTGAAAAAAAAGAAATAGAATATACAATTAATGCGTGCAAAGAAATTAATGGATTTTTGGATGTTAATATAAGTGAAATTGAAACAGGAGAAAAAATAGAATTTACATTTATCGAAGCAACACAAATAGAACAATTAGAACAACAGGGTGGTTATTATAACAAATATTTGAAATATAAAACAAAATATTTGAAATTAAAACAAAATTTCTAAAAACTATTTTTTAACTTTAAATATTTTGTTTTATATTTTAGATATTTTTGTCTATAATTTTCATAATCTGGATTATATTCTGGTTCATTATCACTTATAGTTTTTTTTAAAATTATATCAAGCACATTTATAATTTTTTTATAATTTTCTTGTCTAGAATATTTTGATGCTTCTTCATAATTATCTATAACTAAAGGATATAATATATAGCATAATAAAACAATTAAAATACTATCCAAATCATAATTTGTTATATTGCTATTATTTATGAAATCACCTATATTTTTTATTTTATTAATAATATCATTTTTATTAGAGCGTTCATACATATAATTTATTGATTTAATAAAGGCTTTACAATTTTCCGGAATAGTTTTATTATTCTTTATACATGACATTAAATTATACATTGGATAACATATTCTTTCAATATCTTTTATAAATTCAAATAATCTAGATATACCAGATATATATTTTTTTTCTAAAAAATCTTCTTTTTTAAACATATATTGTATAATATCAAATAATCCATATAAATATAACAAATCATATTGCATATCAATATTAATTTGTTTAATATTTTCTAAAATATATATTGGTGCATATGTACCAATACTATAATGTATACGTGTTTTTTTAGTTAAATCAGATAAATTTTCTGGATTCATAATTGTGACGTCATCGTAATCTATAACAATATAATCAAGTGTGCCTAAATCTATCCCCGCATTTCCTATTTTTAAATCACGATAAGTTAATCCATTATCTTGTAATTTTATTAGAAATCTATATAAATTTTTTAAATATAACATGCGTTTATTAAAATCTAGATTTTGTATTATTTTTTCATCTCCATATATTCTAGTTATTGTATAATAACCTAGATAATTTCCATCAAGTAGAATATCACCATATAAAAATAAATCAATTATATTATTTGGAAACATACTTTTATGTGTTCCCCACATTTTAATAAATTCACTTTGTTCATCATTTGATGTATCTATATCACCTATTGATACATCATTTTTAATTTTTCCAATTCGTGAACCTTCTACTATACGTAAAATTAATTTATCACCATGTTTATTTAATATTTTTTTATATTCTATTGGTAAATTTTCATCTAAAGAATTTAATTTAATACCATACACTGCTGTAATTCCACCAGCACCTAAATATTTATTTCCTGCTGGTGATTTTTTATTAAGATCAGTAAATTTAAATGATGTTTTTTTATCTAATGCAGTAATAATATAATTATCAATATTTATATCATTTAATCCAATTTTTGTAATTACACCCATTGGCTCAAACCCCCCGTTCTGAATTTGAGTAATATTAAGTGTTTTTCTTGGTATAGATAGTTTCATATATTATATATATATATATATATATGATTAATATATATTTAATAGCAAAATTTAATAAAATTATTCTTTTATTTCTATATTATTTTTTTTATTCTTTCTTAATTTATTTGGTTTTTCTTTATTATTATATAATAGCATTTCTATATTATTTTTTGTATTTTTTTGTGCCGCGTCGTCTTTATAATTTTTTGCAAATTCTGTAAATTTTGTAAGTGTCTTATCATCAATAAATAATGGCGAACGTATAAGTTTTACTTTTAGAACAATTGCAACATTTATAGATAAAAATAATAATATTAGTGGCCAAGGTGCTCCACATTATAATTTTATTATTAAAGATGATGAATTAGATATGCTTAAAGCTTTTAGTAAAGAAAATCATGATCCAGATTTTGACTGGAATATAAATTATGGTAATGGATTTAATGCAATAAATTTCAAAATATTGTCTCAGAATTAAATAAATTTAGATTTTTTGGAGTTCACTATAAATTCTCTTGATCTCATTAATAACATCATCGGGTGTATCAAAAGATGGCAACCAAGAATCATATCCAATTGATGGGATGTATTCGAGAGATCCAGATGCGTTAAGCAAAGCCAATTCATATGAACCATGCATTGAAAGCACAGAGATTTGTGCAACATTTGCAAAAGTTTTTGGCAATGTCACAACTGCATTGGTAGAACCAAAAGCTGCATGTTTTGCAACAAATCCTTCAGATGACAATGCATCGTTGATGGCGGTCACAATATTTTTCATTTGGTTTGATGGCGTTGATGCAAGTTTCAGATACAGTTTGTCAACTTCATAATCTGACGCATGCATCAACTCCGCGAGTTGAGAGGGAGAAAAAGCAGAAATAATTGTATCAAGAGACATTTTGTCTATAGTGATGTTATTAAAATTATCTAGAATATCAGATATTACAATATTTCAATTTTTTATTTTTACATCAAATCTTTTATATCTATTTTTTTATTACATATTTTATAATCACATTCATATATTAAATTCTGATCCATATCATATTATCTTTAAAATTACATTCGATATGTAATCCACCTCCTTCTTTGTATCTATAATATTTTTTATATATTCCATCAATAATACCATTTTTATAAGTAATCTCTACTTTATATTCTGTAGTTGATCTTCCAAAATTATTATATATACACATTCCATTTAGTTTATCCATAAAATAATATTCAATAATATTTATTTCGCTGCCATTATATTGTTTATATAATCCATGTTTTATTCCATTTACATATTCTGATTCTATCTCAATAGTATTAAAATCATTATAATATCGTATATATTTACCTTCTATCAATCCATTTATATGATAATATTTTTCTTTTATCAAACCTGATTGATAATATGATATATAATTTCCTGAATAACCATTTGGATGTTTTTTATATAATTTATATCTCATATAAGTTTCACTCAATGCTCTATCAAATGTTTTATAATAAAATCTTTTCTCCGTATATATATTATTTTGTTTGTAAGATCTAATTAAGTTTTTACAATCAGATTTGTCTGAATAATTTCCATAAATTGTATAAGCCAAATCATTAATAAAATATTCAATTTCATCTATTTCTTTATCAGTTAAATAATCGATAATTTGTATAATTTGAAAATTAGATGTTAAGTAGCGACAATTATTAATTTCTTTTTTTATCCCTGAATAAACATCATCTATATTATCAAAAACTTTTATTTTGATAATATAATTATAAACAGGTATATAACTAATTTTGCTGGTCATCTTAATGATAATATCATATATTATTATTAAGTTATAATATTTATATATCAATTTTTGTGTTCAGTAAAACCTCAATAAAAATATCATTTATTCAAGCTTTGCTTTAAGCTTTACTTTAAGCTTTGCTTTAATTTCATATATTTTTGTTTATATTTCATATATTTTTGTTTATAATCTATTCTCCCTCCTGATAATTCTTTTTCAGTTTCATTTAATTTGATGGGTAAAAATAGCATATTCAATAAACTGTCTTTAATTGAAAAATTTTCATGTCTATTGAAAAATTTGATAAATATAATTATTAAATCTACAGTTGTATCTTTAATTTCAGGTATATTTTCTTTAATATGTGTTTTAATATTATCATATATATTTTTACTAAATTTTGATATTTCTTTGTCATCTGTCATCTTCTGTTGCATATTTTCTAATAAAATATGTTCTTGTATATATTCATTATATAATTTTATACCTGTATAAATATCATCAAAGTTTTCTATTTTTTTAAAATATAATTTAAATATTCTCAATAAATTATTAGAATTAATTTTTTTTTTTTTTACTGACTTATGTTGTTCAGCTAATTTTTCTTTTTGTTTTGGTTCTTCATCATCATATGCTAAGTCCATTAAATCAATAATATAATCTTTATTATCATTAAATAGATTTAATATATTATTAAAATCGTCATAAGTTAATGGTATATATGGTATTATAGATCTACTTACTAATTTTGATTCAATTGATGATTTTAATAATGTATTATTATCGATTTTATCTTTTTTAATATTTACAGTTCTTAATAACACACCCATATTATCATAAATATAAATTTCTCCTAAATCTTCGATATCTTTAAATATTTTAACATAATATATATGATTTGTTATTAATTGTTCTAAATCTTTTGATTTATTTTCTTTTAATTTATTTATAATTTCTACATATTTATCTCTATTAATAGTTTCTTTTTCATTAATATTAATTCCTAAAATTTTAATTTCATTTTTAATAGTTTCTGGTAATTTCATAAATTCTGAGTTAAATTTTGCTATTTTATTATCTATTATTTGTGTAATTTTTTTTAAATTATCAATAATTTTGATACCTTCTAAATATGGTATTACAAAAATATTATGTATTTTTTCTTCTTTCTCTTCATTTTTTATAATATTATTATTTATTAAGATAATATATGGTGGATTATAATATTTAATATTTACTGAAAAATATACATTGTCTTGCGAACCTTGAAAATCTCCGTTAACATAATAATTACCATCGCTTGGTTCAACACTTTGTTTTTTCTTTTTATCACTTTCTTCAGAAATCATAATTATTTTTTTCCCAGTGCATTGTGGATCAAAATATTTTGTAATATTATCAAGAACACATATATAATTAATATCACCTGGCAAAATTTCTTTATTTATATTGCTTGATTGTTTTAACTGTTGTTGCTGTTGTTGCTGTTGTTGCTGTTGTTGCTGTTGTTGCTGTTGTTGCTGTTGTTGCTGTTGCTGCTGTTGCTGTGGCTGACTTATATTATATAAATTAATATTTTTTAATTTTTCATATATTGCATTATGATCTTTAAATGTTTTTGCATAATTTTCTATTTCTATTTGGACATTTGATTTTTTATTTAATATATAATCATCACTATTAAAATCTTCACCTGGATACATAAATGGATTAAAAATATTAAAATAATCAAATATTGTCTTTTCTGATTCTGATGAGTTAATTATATTACGTCGTATACTTCTTAGATTTTGTAATTTCATAAATTCAGTCTGTGATTCTATAACTTTATTTTCTTCTAATTTAAACCACTTAAATAAATCATCATCATTAAAATCTGTTTTATGTAGATTCTTTTTAATTTTTTCTATTATCTTATTAGAAACTATAAATGTAATAGTATGTCTTTTCTCACGGTTATCACTTATTGCAAGTTTTCTCATTCTAAAAATACCTTGGGCTACATCACGTTCTCTAGAATCTTTGCCAATTAATGCTAATCCCATAGTACCTAATGGTATCTTAGCATCTATACCAGTGATATGTTGATTATCATAATAATAAAATGTATCATAATTTTTTTCATCATAAATACCATTAAAATCTTCTATATTACCATTTATTATACTTTTAGGTTCATGATTTTTATCATCAGATTCCCAATATATAAATCTATTAATATATTCTTTATGTTTTATAACAATTTTATAGATATCCATAATTGATAATCCAACTAATACACCACCAATATCTATCATCACATTACATTTGTTATTTGTCGATTTTAAAATGTTTTTAAGATAAATTGTGTTTGATTCTTGATCTTCTACTTTTTTTAATTCACTTTGTTCATATGCTTTATTAATTAAATCTAAGGTTTTTTTTTGTTCTGGTAAGACTTGCATTGTGTTTTCATCTGAAATATCTATATAATTTGGTATTGACGGAGTTCCAGTAAAACCAGATTTGTATCTATTATTAAAAGACATTATTAAATCTAAACCTGCAATATTCAATTGTGATTTATATATATGTATTTCATTTTTACAGATGTTTTGTATAATTGTTTTAAATATATAATCATTTCTAAATAATTTATTAATATCTTTCGGACTTAATTGAGTATAAGAATAAAGATCATCTAGACTTAGATTTTTTATTGTAGAATTATATGCAATAAATAATGGATGATGTTTGAGTATTACATCATCATTAAAATATGTATATTTATCAATAATATATTTAATTAAAATGTCTTTTATTTTGAAAGATATATCTATATTTTCATTATGTTTTTGTAATAAATAATCTATAATTGTTAATCCTAAGATCAATAATGGATTTGTAAATTGTGAATTTATAGATGGTACATCATTATATAAAAATGGCACTATAATATTAATACCATGATCTTTTCCATGTTCTAATGATTTTGTTTGGGCAAATTTAGTACATGTTGTTTCTGTTGTTTCTGTTGTTTCTGTTGTTTCTGCTATTTCTGTATTATTAATTGTTAATTCTTGTGTTCTTGGATGTGTACCATAATTTTTTTTATTAATTAATGTTAATATTGATTCTAATGGTTCATTTAGAAAATTATATATCATATATAGTAAATTCTTTTCTTTGTCTGTTTTTTGTAAAAGTTCATCAATATTTTCTGTAATCATATCTATTCCTTTTAATTTTTGTTTGAATTTATTTTTTACATAATTTTTAATTTCTGCAATAATATTTGATGTGTTATCTATAATATTAAAATGAGGATTGATAGTATATGCATTTGGATATTTTTCTATGATGCTCGTTAATTCGGTATCTAAATTTCTTTTTTCTGTTATAAATATAGTATATAATACTTCATAAATTAAATCATAAAATGCATCAAATTCTTTAAATTCTTGTTTATTTTTTTGATCGGGGAAATTAAGTTCAGATATCATCGGATTTAAAATGAAATCAATCTCATCAAATATATAAACATTTTTGTCATATTTTTCTTTTATTATTTTATAATCATTTAGGAAACCACATTTCATTGAAGAATCACTCATTATATAAACAGTAAAATTTTCAGTGTTGTTACTAATAGAATCAGTATATTCACAATATTTAAATCTATCTTCTTTTATTTTTTTTACAACAATTGGATAATTTAATTGTAATAATTCAGATAATACTTTATAAGACTGGTCTACTAAGGATTCGGGTAATACTAGATATAATTTTGGTAAATCTTTTTTATCATCTTTATTAGCTTTTGCAATAATTTGTAAATAACGTAATATTACTAAAGGTGTTATCATTTTTGTTTTACCGCCGCCCATTACTAAATTGTGAATTCTACCATATTTATTAGGATTATCTTCTAAATTTGGAAATGTTATATTTTTATATATATTACCTCCACTTTGTAATATATTTGTTGAATATATTTGTTTTGAAATATCTTTTGTAATTTCATCAACTAAATTTGTTTGTTCTTTTCTTGCAAAATATCCAAGACAATATTGATAGTAAAATTCTATGGGATTAATTGCAGTTATGGAATCAATATATGGAATATCTGATCTGTAATCTTCATTCTTAATATAGAATTCTTTTAATTTGTTATAATATAATGTAAATGCAATATTCGCATTTTGCGAATCAAGTAACGAGTATAGAAAATAATCTCTTAAAGATGAATATTTTTTATCTCCAAAATAATAATTCTTAATAAATTCATCCCAACTAGCCGATTCAGTTTTTACAAATGGTTTAATATATGATTGTAAAGTGTATTTATGTTCTTCTAAAATCTCGTATTGTTTTAAATCATCTTGATTAATATTGGTATATAATTTTAGATTTTTTAAAATCTCTTTAATAGCATCTCTTTTATTGTATTTTTGGTATGATTCATACAATTTAGTTAATTGTGTTTTATTAGAGGATTCTACACTATATATTTGATTATTTAATTTTATCATATGAAACTTTTTCTTAAAATCATTTGAAATTTCAAACATACCAATATGAAAATTATCATTACATTGTAATAACATTAAATTATTTGCTCCATGACAATACATATTTAATAAAAATAAATTGTTATGATCTAGATTATTTGATATAACATATTTTTCATTCATAATAATATATAACTTTGATGCGTATTCTAGAAAATATAATGATACATCGTAATCAATTATATCAATATATGTTATTTTATTTGTTTCTTTATTTTTGAATATTAAAATATTGTCAGGTGTTGTAAAATCTAATAGTTTAAAATAAACTTCTTTTAATTTAGAATTATTCAGTATATCATTAATTGATGTTAATATTACTGTGTCATCCGTTGATTTAGTTATAATCATATCTGATTTATTATTAGCATCTGTAGTACCAATAGATTTAATTAAAATATCAAGATCGTAATTTAGATATCTATTTTTATTTCTATTTATTGCAGTAAAATTTCGCTCAAAAATAAAGAACTGTGTTAGCTGACCTTTGATTGTTTTATAATCTGTATTTTCTGATTGTTTATTGTAAAATGATTCAATTTCTGATAAATCTGTAATAGATGTAAATACAGTATCTTTTGTTTTAATTTTTGTTTTAATATTTTCTAACGTTTCTAATGGATTTAAATAATGTCTTTCTTTTAATTTTTCATCTATTAGAAAATCATAATTATTTAATAAATTCATATTCAATACTATATTTTTGTCATCTAGTGAAAGATATGGTATTACCATATGAATTTCTTGATTATAAAATTCTCCTTCATATGATTCATTAAATATAATTTTATTTTCATATTTCTTTTCTTGATATGTAATTGAATTAATTATATAAAAATTACCATTAAGTAACGGTATTTTATAAGTTTTATAATTAATTATTATATCGGCAATAGTTTTATCAAATAAATTATTTTGATCTATAAATAAGTATTGATTTTCGATATATATCTTTTGTTTATTATCTATAGTTTTTGTTAAGTATGCTATTTCAATGAGCGTTTCGTCATTTTCAGCTTTAGTTTTAGAGGAATGTTCAGATAAATTAACATATTCTGATACAAAATCACCGTTATACTTATATTCACCATTAATATTTTTATATTGTTTGTATATACCCATATTATTTATTAATTTAAAATTTACATAATAAGTAAATAATATATCATAATATAAAATCTTATCAATAGATAAAGAATAATCTAATTTTTTTTCTATATAATTTAAGTTAAAATCCTGTTTTTTTATTTTTGTTTTACTACTTGCATCTTTATCATGTTGGAGAATATCTAGTTTAATATTATCATACTTTTGAAAATCTAATTTAAAAAATTCTCTTGTGTTAAATATTTCTAAAAAATAATTTTTATAAAATTCTAAATTTATTTTTTGTTCCGGAGTATTTTGTTTTAATAATATTAATAGATGTGTTTTTATAAAAAATAATTGTGTTATAAAATCAAATGATTTTAATGTATTTTTAAATATTCCAATTTTATTATCATTTATAATTTTTTTTAAGTCTTCTGTGTTTTTATCTGACAAATTATCACGTACATAAAGTATATTTGGATTTATTTCAAAATTATTATTAACTATATAATCTTTTAATCCTTCATTGTTTAATGTATCTATTATAGAATCAACTAATTTATCACTTTGTTCTTTTATTAATAATTTAGTAGAATCTATATTTAATAAAAGATCATTAAAAGCATCATGTATTTTATATTTTTTATCATTTGGTATATAATTTATTATATGGGATAAAATAAATATTATTTTATGGAATAATATTTTATTTATTTTAGTTTGTGTTTCACTTAATTCCTTTATAAAATTTTTTATTTTATTAATATTTTGTATATCTAAAAGTGTATTCATATATGTTTGATGTAATCTAATTGAATCGGTATTTATTACATTATCATTTTCTGATTTTGTATAATCAATAGGATTGTATTTTATAAAATTATCTGACTCTATATTTATATGTTTATAACCATAAATAAAATAGATTAATACATGAGTAGTATCATCTATATATGTAGTATTTTTCGTATCAATATAATTTATTAAATTTGTAAATGTTGATAAATTGTTATTTAATAAATCAAATATTTTTTTATCTTCTCCAGTACTTATTTTTAATTTAGTTATATTGCTTAATTGTTCTAATGTATTTATTTTAAAATAATTATTTGATTTAAATAATTCTGGAGAAAATGTATATTCATATTCACAAAATTTTGTTTCAGTAAGTTTAAAATTTATTTCGTCTGCGGGGTTGATTAATCCCATAATCATTTCCATTTTTTTAGAACTTATCATTACGCCATCATCACCTTCTTTTGGTTTTGCGTCTGCTTCTGCGTCTGCTGCTGCTTCTTCTGCTGCTTCTGCGTCTGCTTCATCATCCTCATCTTCATCTTCATCTTCATCATCCTCATCTTCGTCATCTTTATCTTCGTCATCTTCTTCATCTTCATCACCGCCTCCTTTTTGTCCATGTTGATTGGGATGTTTAGGTGGTTCAACATATCCGATATCATTTTTGAATTTTTGAAAATTTTGGGTATTCAGAGGAATATATTTTTCATATTTTTCCACTAATTGTTTATGCCATTTAATAAATTCATCTATATTAGATGGTATTTGTATAAAAATTTTGTGCCAAAAATCTAAATATATTTTATCTGGTATATTTTTTGTTTTATTATAATATTTTGTCCAAAAAGAATTAAAATAATCTATTTTTTTTTGTTTTTTTTCTCCATCAGGATCATTTAGCATCGTAAATTTCTTCCAATATGTGTCTAATTTTGTTTGAATTTCTGGTGGTAATATAATTTGTGTTTGAATCTGTTTTTTTGGTTGTGTTTTTTTCCATTGATTAAATCTATACCATTTCCAACCATTATAATTTTTTTCATATGGTTTTTTTTTTCTTTCACCAGTAGTTTTATCAATAATTTCTGGTAAATCATCAATATTTTTATTAATTACATCAAGATCTGCAATATATTTATCATATTGTGATTTTATATATTCAGGTGTTAAATCGGACCCATCGTCTTTTTTAATATTTTTTAAATACTCAGAATAATTACTTTGAAACGAGAATGGTAAATTTTCTACATCATAAAAAATATTTAATATAAGCCAGTCAAAAAATTGTTGTTCTACCCATTTTCTTGGACTTGTTCTTTCTAATTGAATATGTTTTGGTAGATTTAATAAGTCTTCAGATTTTTGTATTTTTTTCCAATCTTTATATAATTCTATTATATAGTTGTGATATCTGCTTTTAATATCGTCAGATGCTTTATCATAAATTATAGTTATATCAGTAATTTCTTCTTGTTTTTTAATCCAGTTCATAAATAAACTTTTTCTGTATTCTTCATATTTAACTTTATTTTTTTGTTTGCTTTCAGTATCACTTTTAATAAATTCATAATCATAATCTATATATCGTTTGATAATATCTTTATTTAAATCTTTTTCTTTTTTTTCTTTTAGTTGTTTTTTCTCGACTTTTAATTGTGCTTTAAATATTTTCCCTTCAGCTGTCTTTAAAAAATTCTTATATTTATCACCAAAATTTGTTTTTAAATTATTCAATACATATACAACAAAATTAGGTTTTGTATCGATTAATGTATATAAATATGGGATATCTGTAATAATATCAGTGTATAATTTTTTTTTATTTGATTTGTAGTTTTCAAATTTATCATCCTCCATATTTTCTGGTCTTGTTATTTCTATTTCAGTGACAAATTTTTCTAATTTTTGTTTATCAATATTTATTACTTCAAGTTTTGTTTCTACAGGTTTTGTAGGTTTTGAAGGTTTTGTAGATTTTTTTTTTGAAGATATTGATTCTTGAGGTTCTGTTTGCACTATACTTTCATAATTATAATAATTATTTTTATCAGTTGATATATATTTTATATTTAAGCTTTTAAATGGAAATATAAAACTATTTTCGCCTATATCGCATGAATTTAATTTACAAATATATGTAGCCTGTAAATATATCGCAATAACATTATAATATAATTTTACTCCTCTTAATGTTTTATAAAATCCGTCATCTTTTTTATCTATGGCATAATCTATTTCATTAATATCGGGTATAATTAATTCAAATTCATAATTAAATTCATCATTAATATTTATTAATTTAATTTTTTCAAAATCTTTTTTTTCAATTTTTTTATCTTTTTCTTTTTTTGTTTCTATAAAAGAAATAATACTTTGTCTAATACTATATTTTGACATATTTATACGTTCTTTTTTTAAAAATGTAGTGATCTTTTTAAATAAGTTTTTTAATTCATTTTCTGTATTATACCATAAAATATTATCATAGATTTTATTTTCAATCAATTTAATATCTGATATAATATTTTCATTACATATATTTAATTTGTTAATATCATTATAAAAATCATATTTAATATTTTTCTCATTCTTAAATGAAATACTATCAAATAATTTAAATCTTTCATCATTTTTTTTAATATAATAAAAATATCTATCAAATATTATAATGTATGCATATTTATAAATATTAAATAGATAATGTTCTTTTAATAACTGAGTCCATCCTATAAATGTTCTATATAAAAATATATATTCTTTAATTAAATCAGATTGTTTTTTATCTTCAAATTTAATATTTGTTAGATATTTTTTTGGTATATTTAATAGTGTTAATGCATATAATTCTAAATATTCTTTATCTTTAGTTAAATTATTTTTATTTTTTTTATATTCTTCTAAATCATTACTAAATTTATTTATTATATAATCAATTTCTATTTTTTTTATTGTGAGCTCATACAATTCTTCATATTTTTTATTTTGATCATGTATCGCTCTTCTAAATTTATCATTATATTTATAGGGACATTTTAAAATATTTTTATCTATAATTTCGGTATTGTCCAAATTATATAGAAAATTTTTTTCACTATATCTTTCTTTTAATCTTATATAATCTTTTTGTTTATTATCTGTTGTAGATGGTTGTTGATCCATATAATATAATATAATATTGAATAAAAAAAATAGAAAAAAAATGAAATATAAAAATATTTATTCTATATTTTATTTTTCATAAATAATAAAAAAGAAAATGCCCATCAGCATATATTGTAATGTTTATCCAAATACAGCTCAACAAAAATATTCTACTATGTGTAAACCAAAGTTGCCAACTATTTATGAAAACTATATTTTTTTTCATTTCTAAAATATGAACAAAAAACTCTCGAAACAATTCACGAAGTAAATGAAAATTATAATTGTGTAAGAATATCTTATGTCTAATTTATTTATTAAATAATTTCATAATTAATAATTTCATATCGTTTTTGGGTACATCCTAGTCCACAATTTGATGTATTGAGTGGTGTATAATAATAATTAAATTTATCAGAGTTTATTAAATTTTCATTAGTATTAAACTCATTCATAAATGGAAAAATCTTCTCTTCAGAATACATATTTTTTTCAATTGTTTCAACTTCAGAACACAAACCATAATGTGTTTCGTCAATAACATTATAATAAATTTTTATTTTTTTATCAGAAATATCCAGCATCTTATTGATTGATTCATTATTTTGATAATTGTGGAGATAACGTTGTTTAATTGTATTTGAATTACGGCACATTTTACAAATTGCAGAATTAAAATCATTATATGTCTTATGTGTATCAGTGAATTTGCATCTACAAATATCACAAACAAATTCTGAATCAACTGTATTAAAACAATCGGAACACATATTATTTTTTTGTCTGATTTTTGTCGGTGTTGATGTATATGATTTGTTACACTTTACACAATTAGTATCAATTGGAATTGTATTATTAATACATTTGTTGCAATATTGAGGAATGTCGTCAGAATAAAAACGCGAATAACACTTATCACATCGAACATTATTCTTAAACCAATATTGAGGTAGAAAATATAAAACTATCGATGGAATATAATATTTTTTATATTTGAAAATAACTTTTACACCATATTTTTTATCGATCTGTTTATTTTTTTTAGTTTCGATAAGTTTTGAACGACAAAGTTTATCACATACAAATTTTGAATTAGTTGTCTGATCAGTTTTTGTTTTCACAATTTTATCACAACAAACACAAGAAGACTCGAAAAAATCTGTCAGTTCCGACATAATATATAATAGTATATTATATTATTATATATCAATAATATTTATTTTTTTTCAATTTTTATTTTTTAGGATGAATCATTATTTAATGTAATATTAATAATATCTTTTTCAATTTTTTCACAAGTTAATTTTTGTGTATTTTTAAGTATTTCATTATACCATGTACAATTACATTTATTATCAACCATCCCGCAAGAATTATGTAATTTCTTTTTTTTATATATTTTATTATCTTTTTCTGTTAATGTTATTACACCTTTATAATTTTCATCTTTTGGTTCATTATTTATTTTAATTCGAATTATACATTCTATATATATCAATGGGAAATCCTCATATAATTCTATTTCATATATATCTTCATCATCTGCATTTATTTTCGTAATAAAATCATCATCAGAATCAGCATCATTTATTTTTATTTTTATATTTTTTAAATCTTCGCTAAATTTAATTTTGTATTTAATTTTTTGTGGTCCACCAGATTTTACTGATTCTGGAATTTTCCGCAAGCAACCATTTCTAAAAAATTCTAATTGATATAATGTATGTATATCCATATTTTGGATATTTAATGCAATTAAATTGGCTCCTTTTAATACATAATTTAAAAATGGATAATTTTCACTATCTGTATTTCTACCTGGTGGGTATATTCTTATAAATTTAGATTTGTCAAATTCATCAGTCTTTTTACCATGTTCATATGATATTGTATTATCTTGATGCATATTAGTCCAGTGCTTACTTTTAAATTGCTTACCTTCAACTTCAGATGGAAGTGGAAGTGGACGTACTAAATTTTTACAATCAGGTGATGTAACTGTTGATGTATCTTTTGATGTATCTTTTGATGTAACTTTTGATGCAACTTTTGATGTATCTTTTGATGTATCTTTTGATGTAACTTTTGATGTATCTTTTGATGTATCTTTTGATGTATCTTTTGATGTATCTTTTGATGTATCTTTTAATGCAACTTTTGATGCAACTTTTGACATAGCTTTTGACAAAACTCCTTTTGCCAAACAAAAAGTTGTACATTCACATTTTTCATCAGTTTTACGTTCTGGCCATTTTATTAATACTTTTCCTTTTACATCTTTAAAATATAAATTTTCATCATCATAATTTTCATATAAATAGTCTCCTAAATAGTCATTTATAATTTTAATAACTTTATGTTGATCATCATCATTTAAAATATCTTTATTATCGAATGACAATATTATAGGACCCTCTAACGATATTTTTTTATCACTTAAAATATCTCTAATTTTTGTTAATATATCACTTAACCATAATGAACTTGTAAGAGTTGCTGTATGAGTTATTTTAACATCCGTTTTTTTTCTTGTATCTATATCTCTCTCTATAATTTTAACTACATCCATTTCAACACAACCACCTTTAAAATATTTTATAAAATTATAATAGCAATTTACATCAGTTTTACCAGTAATTTGATGACCATTTAAATAAGTATTATGTGATGATGCAATATAACAATCAATTAATTTAGTTTTATCTGGTATGGGTATAATACCACCTTTTATATGTTTAATATGTTTTGTATGATTTTGCAAATTTAAATATTTATGTTTATATTTTAAATATTTTTGTTTATAATCCATTATATATAATTTATAATATAAAAAATTGAAAATTTGGATTATCTCAATTATACATAATGTTATATATATATATATAATTTCAGATGTCTGAAAATACACTTTCTTCTAGTTCTATTGTTCAGATCAACCCGGATGAATTGGTGATTGATTCTGACACTGTGCTTATCGATTTGCGCACAGATGATTCATATATGAAAGGTCATATTGATGGTGCAATTAATTTTTATCTTCCGAAAACACTGTGGGTACGATTTCTCAAACAGCGTTACAATTATGGCTCTCTTAAGCATTTTATTTTGTCGACGGATAATCAGTATGATAAGTTGAAGAATCCTCCGGCAAATACAAAGTTTGTGTTTTATGACAATGATACAACATTTATTGAAAATATTGAAGAAGAACCATTGCGTGTTCTTACAGAATATTTTGCACAATCTGGTCTTAGTGTTTCCTACATCAAGGGAGGTTTTGAAGCGGCTAAAGACAAGCTTATCAATATGATTGTTACTGAATCATATAGTGCCAAATATTCGCTTATTGCACCTAAACATATTTTGAATTCGCCAATTCAGTCACCGTTCCAAAAGCTAAAAACAGATAGTGGTCTAGATTTTTTTCTGGACAAAGGGTTTATGGCTATTGGATCTGAACAAGACGCACACAACATTGAACTCCTGAACCAACATAATGTTACCCACGTGTTGAATTGTACTCCTACGGATTTTCATCCTGAAGTTCTTTCTACTCGTGTAATAATGCAGATTCCAATCAATGATAACGGTACACAAGATATTATTGGTTATCTGAAACAGGCTTTCGAGTTTATTCACACTGCACGCTCTACTCCTAATTCAAAACTTTTGGTGCATTGTTATGCCGGTATTTCTCGCTCAGTTTCAATTGCCATTGCATACGTTATGTGGGCAGAAAGTATGTCTTATGAAGCTGGACTGAAACTGATTCATTCACATCGTAACATTGCTGACCCAAATTTCGGATTTATAGGACAACTTTATATTCTAGATCGTTATCTTCACACAACATCATTGGATGAGGCAATTAAATTGACAAAGCAATTTATGCTCTCTTAAAAATTTTTAAAGATTATCATTTGAAATAATTTTATTGTATTGTTTCTTGTAATGCATCTTTTAATTCATGTTCTATTAATTTTTGTTTATCAATATTAATATCGATATTATTATTATTTATTTTTATTAATTCATAAAATAAATCATAATATTTAATCCAGTTTATAAATAAACTAGAAATATATCCAAGTATAAATAATTTTAGGTCATTATTTTTATTTAAAATTGATACATAAAATAATACAAATAATATTTTATTATAAATATTTTTATCAAAATTCATTATTAATATTAAAAACATATATCCATAATGAATGTTATATTTAAATAGATATTTCATTAAAAGTCCATATATTATATTTCGTATTATTAAAATTATATTTTTGTGTATTGTTTGTAATATTAATTTATAATTATTAATTATATTTAGAACTAATTTATTTATAATATTATTATAAATTGATTTTATTATGCTTTTTATAAAAAAATTATCTAAACAATAATATCCAAATTGATATATTAAAGATAAAATTATAATATTTGATGTAATATTATAAAATAATATTAATAATATCAGATTATATATATATTTTTTATCAAATATTATATCAAATTTATAATGATTATTTGTAAGATATATTATAGTACTTGTTATAATCAGTATTAAAATACGTAATATACCTGAAAAGAATGATCCTATTGTCCACAATGTCATAAAACAAATAATATTGTAATTTATTTGTTCATTAATTTCATCCCAATTTGTATCTGTATTTTTATCATAATATAAACATAATAATGAATGAATTGTCATAGGATCATTAAGATCTTTATATGATTTATTTTTAAATATTGTTATAAATTTTTGTTTTGCATTCTCAATATTTATATTGTTAATATAATATGAACCCGAATTATAAATATAAATATATTTTATTAACTTATAATAAATAATAGATTTTGATTTACAATAACTTAATAATGATACGATTAATGTATTTTTTATAAATTTAAATATTTCTGTACGTATATTATTACATTTACTTAATTCATTATTTAATGTAAATATAATTTCATCTTTATTTAATATCAATTTATCATCTAATAATTTTGTATTTAATTTATCAATAATTAAATATATCTGTTCACAAAATATCAATCTTATTATTTTATCTTTGTACAAAGTTATTCTGCTGAAAATATCTTCATAATTATCATATATAATATTATTAAAAATTATTGGTAATGATGACAAACTTAATAATACCTTTAAAAAAATAGTATATTTATTTAAAATTAATAATTTTATTGTACTATAAAATAGATATATAAATATATAAAATATATAGCGTTCAATAATATTTAATTTATATAATTTAGTATTTTGTATAATAATATTATTTCTATTTGATTTATTTAGGATACTTTTTATTAAGAAATCATTTGCATATGAAATATTATCAATAGATAATAATAATAATAATAGATTCATATTATTTATTAAAAAATATAAATTTATTAATGTAAAAATATGAATAAATATATCATTATTATAATAATTTATTATTGACTCGAACATTATAATATATAATATTATAATATTTTAGTTAACTTTGTTCTAAATACACTTTACAAAAATTTAAAAAAAAATTAATGAATGTGTAATAAGGAAAGTTAATATAGTGACAAAAATAATAAATATATACATTACATTAAATACTTTTTGTATTTTTATTTATAATTTATTTTTTATATTTTTTTTATAATAT